AGTTAAGAATGCATCAGGTCAAGCAACTGCGGCTGTTGGTGCATTTGCTCAAAATGCAACACAACTTGCAAGTGCAGGTGTTGTTAAGCCGGGTGCTGATAAGTTAATTAATGCAATGGTGCAAACAGGTGCCAACGTAGCACAGTCAATGCCATCCGCGGTGTTTACAGGTAGTGCAGGTGCAGAAAACTTGACAAAACTTGTAAAGAATACAACAGCACAGGCAAGTGCATTAGTAACAAATCTACAACAAGCACAAACTGCTATGGGTGCAGTAGGAGCGTTGACCGGTAAAGAATCACCGCAACAAGTAGCAGGCATGGTAATGTCTGCGGCAACAACTGGTATAGCAAATACAGTAGGTGCAGTTAAAGCAATTGCAGGCGCAGCCGGTAACTTACCATCATTGCCAAGTAATGCACAAGATGCATTAAAAGCGATTGGTCAAGGCGCAGCCGCGGCCGGCGTTGCCCAAACAGTAGGTGGTGCATTGGGAGGTATCTCAGGTGCATTAGATGCTATGAAGGCAGCACCTGGATTAGCAGGACTGATTGATTCTGCAAAAGGTGTAGCCGGTTCAGCGTTCGGTGCAATTAAGAATTCATTTAAAGCATTAGAAGCAGGTGTTCCTCAGAATCTAACATCTATTGCAAAAACTAAGGCAGCAGAAAATGCCACAGTAGCAGGTCAATCAAGTCAGTTAACCAAAGCATTGGGTGATGCGGCTGCAGGCGCATTAGTTGGAACTGCAACTAAGGCTTTGGGCTTAGGTGGAGGTGCAGTTTCAGGAGCATTAAATGCACTATCAGGTGGAAACAAAGCATTAGGTTCAGTAAGCAATATTACCGGTGCAATTAATAACACTGTAGCAGGAATAACCAATACAGTTAACTCAGTAACCAATTCAATTGGCAACGCATTTAACGCACAAAAAACAGTAGCGGCAACTGTAGGTGGAATCACAGGTGCAACAAGTAGTGTGTCTAATGCAACTATTACTCAAAACATTAACAATGCAGTTCAAACTGCGGTAGATGGTGTAAATGCAGTTGCAGGCGCAAGTTCAATGCTTAAGACAGGAGACTTGACAAATCTATCTAAGGCTGCTAGTGTTGTTCAACAGGGCGCCGCGGCCGCAACTTCAGCGGCATTAGCATCTGGTATTAGTAACTTACCAGGCGGGTTAAAAACTGTATCCGCAGTAGTAAACAATGCAAAAGATGCAATCAATAAATTGCCCGGTGCCGATTCAATTTCAGGATTAGTAAAAGATGCACAAGCGGCAGCATTAAATGGATTGCCACTACCAAAGATTCCAGATGTAGCAGGTGCATTAACATCATTAGCAAGTGCAGGATTACCTGCAGGAGCAGCCGCAGAACTTCAGTCAGCAATTGCAGGATTGAGTTCAGGTACAGGTGGTTCAATCAAGTTACCAACAATTGGATTCAACACAACAGATCGTGCTTCTATAACTGCACAGATCAATTCAGTACTAGGTGATCCTAAGATTCCTATTCCAAATCTAGTGGGTGAAATTGCAGAATCAGTCAAAGATGAAGTACAAGAAATCATTAAGAGTGGTAAAGAATTATTTGCAACAATTGATGAACTAGATGAGCTTAATGAAGCAATTGATAAAGCAAAAGAAGCATTCTATGCAGCCGAAGCAGAATTACCTGAGGGTGATCCAGAAATTGATAACTTACGTAAAGCATGGTTTGATCTATTAGATAGTCCTGAACGTAAAACACTACTTGGTAAGTTAGATGAAATTAAAGGCGTGAATGTTCCTGCTATTGCTTCAGCCGCAGGAGGTGCAGCCAGCGCCGCAGGTGATGCTATTTCAGCATTGAATGATACACTTAGTGGAAAATCAAGTATTGGAAGTTTGATTGACACCGCATCGTCTAGTGCATCATCGTTGTTGGGTAGTGTTCAATCAACAGTAGGCTCATTAAAAGGATCATTAAGTTCAATCACAACTACAGCCAGTTCATTAACTAATCTTGCAGGGTCTGCTACACAGATTATAGGCACTGCAAAAACAGCATTGGGCTCGGTTCCAGGACAAGGCTCAACCGCGGTAGCAGGCTTGATCAATAGTAGTAAAGCAGTTGTTCCCAATGATGCCGAAATCAATAATTCTATTTCAGGTATTATCGGAAGTTTACCTCCTGGACCCAACGTTGGATAATATAAGGATATAAATACTGTATGGCACAATATATCGGATTCAGCACTATCAATGCATGCAAGCCCAAAACTACTAATCCTGTGGGTTTAAACACAGGTGGTATTGATGGAGGCCCGGGCGGCATTAATAAAGGCATCGTTTGGGGTAAGAAGTTTAGAATTTTAGACGCACAACTAGTAGTTCAAGACTTTATTAATGCACTAAACATTAGAATGGGTACTAAAGTAGGTCAGCCGGGATATGGGACTAGACTTTGGGACTTTATTTTTGAACCAAACACCGCAGATGTGCAGTTTCAACTAGAAAATGAAATTCGCAGAGTTGCATCTGCCGATCCTAGAATCGATTTGAACTACCTAAAAGCATTTCCTCAAGAAAATGGCATCTTGCTTGAGATACAATTAGCCGTTGTTCCATTCAATAATCCTGCTACATTAAGCATATTTTTTAACAGAGCCTCAAACGTTGCCTCACTAGTATAAGTAAAAACTGTCTTTTTTGATAATGATAAATATATCAAAAGAGACTTACTATGGCAACCAGTTCACGACAATCAGCATTATTCGGCGTAAATGATTGGAAAACAATCTACCAAACATTTAGAGAAGCCGATTTCCGCAGTTACGATTACGAGACTCTACGTAAGAGTTTCATCGACTATTTGCGCCTTTATTACCCCGAAACATTCAATGATTATGTTGAAAGTTCAGAATTCGTAGCACTACTTGATGTTATCGCATTCATGGGACAGGGTCTTGCTTTCCGTAGTGATTTAAACGCACGTGAAAACTTTATCGATACTGCTGAACGCCGTGACAGTGTTATTAAACTTGCTGAACTAGTCTCATATACTCCAAAAAGAAATATTGCTGGTCAAGGTTATCTAAAAGTAACAAGCATTCAAACTACTCAAAATATCACTGATATTAATGGGTTGAACTTAAGTAATCTTCCAATTTTGTGGAATGATCCTGCAAATCCTAACTGGTTAGAACAATTTAACACTGTAGTTAATGCTACACTTGTTGATACACAGCGTGTTGGTAGACCCGGTAATATTGCAGAATTATTGGGAGTTACTACTAGCGAATACACAATGCGTATTCCCGCAAACAATTTGCCAATTGTCCCGTTCAATAGTACTATTGATGGACAAACAATGGGCTTTGAACTTGTTAGTGCAACTTCAATCGATGAAGATTACATTTATGAAGTTCCCCCTGCTCCTAATGGCAGATTCAATATGCTATATCGTAACGATAAATTAGGATTTGGTAGTCCCGAAACAGGATTCTTCTTTTATTTCAAGCAAGGTTCATTGCAGAACTTTGACTTTACACTACAGCAACAGATTTCAAATCAAAATATTGATATCAACATTCAGGGTATCAACAACACTGATACATGGTTATATCAATTAAACACTGATGGCACAAGAACAGAATGGAAAAAAGTTGACAATGTATATGCTGACGCATATCTACAAACTGAGTTCTCAGAAAAGAAAATCTTTTCAGTAAGTTCACGTTTTAACGACCAAGTAACTTATATTTTCGGTGACGGTGTATTCAGTGAAATTCCAGTTGGTAACTATCGTGCTTATGTTCGTGCAGGTAATGCATTGACATATACAATTGAACCAAGCGAAATGCAGGGCATTAGTGTATCTTTCACATACATTGATCGTACAGGTCGTGCGCAGACATTGACATTAGGTCTTGAGTTACCTTTAACCGTATCAACGGCACAGGCACGTGAAACACTTGCTAATATTAAGCAACGTGCTCCAACAAGATATTACACACAGAATCGTATGGTCAATGGTGAAGATTACAATAACTTCCCATATACATTATACAGTTCTATTATTAAGAGTAAAGCAATTAACCGTTCAAGTGTAGGTGTAAGTAAGAACTTAGACTTACTTGATCCTACTGGAAAATACAGTAGCACTAACAGTTATGGTAGTGACGGTGCATTATGGCAAGACGATACTGATGGATTCTTAACATTAACTGTTAATAATACCAGTGACATTATTGCATTCTTTACAAATACCCTTGCGGCTGCATTAGCAGATAATAATGCTACTCAATATTATATTCAAAATTATCCTAGATATACATTGCCAACTGTTAGTTGGAAAACAAGCACAGTAGATTCAAGTGCAGAAACAGGATATTTTTATACTACTAGTGGTAGTTTAGAACAACCACAAAGCGTTGGTATTTTTTCAAGTACTAATTTGAAATATATTACTACAGGTGCAATTGTAAAATTTCAAGCGCCAACTGGATATTATTTTGATAGCAATAATCGATTAGTTGCAGGTATTCCAGGTCCCGGTAATCCAACATATATTTGGTCAACAGTATTAAATGTTATCGGTGATGGTAGTAATAACGGTGAAGGTAGTTTTGCTAATGGTTTGGGTCCAGTAAAACTTAATGGATATGTTCCTGACGGAGTAACTGCAACTCAAGTTATTCCAGTATTTGATAATTCATTGTCAACATTGTTGATTCAAGAATGTATCATCCGTATGGAACTACAACAAGACTTTACACTAGTATTCAATAATTCATTATTGATCAACCAAGAACGTTGGTCAATTCAATCATTTACTAATCCAGATTATTTTGTTAAGTTTACAAGTTTAGGTAACAATCGTTATACTATTACTTTCAAGTCATTAACATACTATTTTGGTAGCGTAGCAGATATTAGATTTACATTTGCAAAAGATGAACTTGTATATGATCCTTTCTCAGGGAAGATCATTCAAGACTTTATCAATATGCTTGCTGTAAACTCACAGTTTAATTCAAGTAGTCCTTTAGGTAAAGACATTAAAGTTAATATTTTAGGTCAAACTGTTGAGAGTGATGGCTATGTCAATGACTTTGAAGTTGAAGTTGCATCAACTGATGTTAACAATCGTCAACTGATTTTAAGTCCGGACTTTTTCAGTGAAATTACAGGGTATGTTAATGGTGGCGCAAACTTAGGTGTATATGTTTTCTTTGAAACTGTACAAGATGCTATTAATTTAACACGCCAATATATTATCCCATCTGACGATGTAGTTTATCAATATGGAACAAAAACACAAGTTGAAGTTGTAAAGTATGATTATCCATTGGGACAGTTATTCTATGCCTATACTGAAAACAAGTTTTACAAGAGTGTGCAGGATCAAACTGTAACTACTCCTTCATATATTATGGAAGAACAGTTACAGTATTCAGTTAAGCCAGGTCGTCAGGGATTAAGTTTTCAATATAGACATAACAGTAATAACACAACACGTATTGATCCAGTAACAACTAATATTATTGACTTGTATGTTGTTACACAAAGTTATTATACTGCATATACTAACTGGATTAATGATGTAACCGGTACTGTTGTAGAACCAAATAGACCTACTATTAGTGAACTAAATCAAGAATATGGTGAAGTACAAAACTTTAAAATGCTTAGTGATGCTGTAGTCTTAAATAGCGTAGTGTTTAAACCATTGTTTGGACCTAAAGCAGATCCTGCACTACGTGGTACAGTAAAAGTTATTAAGGCAAGCAACACAAACGCAAGTGATAGTGAAATTCGTAGTGCAGTATTACAAGCAATGAACAATTATTTCAATGTTAATAATTGGAACTTTGGTGATACATTCTACTTCTCAGAATTAAGTGCTTTCTTACATGCAGAATGCGGTGAACTAATTAGTTCCGCTGTATTAGTGCCAAACAACCCATCACAACCTTTTGGAGATTTATATGAAATTAAATGCTTGCCTTACGAAATTTTCGTAAATGCCGCTGTCGCAAGTGACGTATTAGTTGTTCCGGCTCTCACACCCGCTGAATTGCAAATAAGATAAGTACATATATGGCTACAAACAGAATTAGAACCCTTGAGTTTCTACCAGAAATTTTCAGAACTCCTAGTAACGCTGAGTTCCTCGGCGCTACCCTTGACCAATTAGTCAACCCACCAAACACACAACGTATTCAAGGATATGTTGGTAGCAAGTTTGGTTATGGTGTAAACGCAAAAGATTATTATGTAACTGAACCTACTAAAACACGTAGAGACTATCAGTTAGATCCGGGTGTAGTATTCACTAAAAAGAATCAAAGTAAAGCACAAGATTTCATTACATATCCAGGTATCATTGATAGTTTAAATCTTCAGGGTGCTGTAACTGATAATAATGACAGACTGTTTCAAAGCCAATTCTATTCATGGGATAGTTTTACTAACCTAGATAAGATTATTAACTTTAACCAGTATTACTGGTTGCCTGAGGGTGCTCCTGCGGTAACTGTAGCAAGTGCTACAGTATTTGCTACAAATGATTACGTAGTTACCGATCTACCTAATGGATATAATATCAGAGCATTGGGCGCAGGTGCAGGCACATTAAACCCAACACTAACATTGTTGCGTGGTGGTACATATCGTTTCTTAGTAAATCAAACTAGTCAGTTTTGGATTCAAGGTGAGCCCGGTACTAGTGGATATAGTCCAACACAACCTAACTTACCAGTAAGAGAAATCTTTGGTGTATCTAACAACGGTGCAACTCAGGGTGTTGTAACATTTACTGTTCCTGCTAAAAATGCACAAGATGAATATTTGTTCCCTGGCAATAATTTAGTAGACGTTGTAAGTACAACTCCATTCTCAGAAATTAATGGTCAATTATTATCAAACGTTTCTAACATTGACGGTATCACATCACTAAATGGCTTACGTGTTATGTTTTATAACACAGGTATTGCTAGTGAAATTGGTTATATCTCATCATACTTTGGTGAAACAAACTATGATGTAAACGATGATTTACTTGTTCCACCGCTAACACTAACTGTTTCAAGTTGCAGTACCACAGCATTTACATTAGCATCAGGTACAACTGATGTATTAGAAGTTGGCCAAACTGTTACATTTGACAATCCAGTATTTGGTGGAATCACCGGTGGACAAGTTTATTACATTCATAGTATTCCGTCATCAACTACATTTACAATCGCAACTACATTATCTGCTGGATCACCGTTAACATTAACTGCTGCCTCAGGCACAATGACAGTTAATATCAATCAAGGTTTATACGAAGAAGGCTTTTACACTACAGTAAATCAAAACTTCTATCGTATTGAATATATCGGTGATCCTAGTGATCCTGTGTTGCGTTTGATTCCTGATGGTATCATTCCAACAGAACAAAAGATTACAGCACAGTTCGGTAATGAGTGGATTGACAGACAGTTCTATAGAAACACATTGGGTGTAATCGGTTTAGTTCCTTATATTTCTGCACCACTTGATGTATTATATTATCAAGATGGTACAAGTGCTAATAAAGTTGGCATCATTAGAATTATCGATAGTAACACAACTAATACTCTTGATGTAGAAACAGATATTTTAGGTAAAAAGAATTTTACATCTACTAACGGTGTAGTATTTACCAATGGATTAAAAGTAGAATTTGACGGCGATGTTATTCCTTCAAGTTATCTACAGGGTCAATATTACATTGAAGGCGTAGGTACAAGTATTGAACTTATTCCGGTTAGTTCACTGGTATGCCCTGAAGGCTTCACACAAAGTACTTTTATTCCATTTGATACAACACCATATGATATCGGTAACTTTGATAGCAACTTATTCATTCCGGTGGATCCAGACTATATCACTATTGCTAGAAACAGTATCAGCAAGAATGCATGGTCACGTAGCAACCGTTGGTTCCACATTGACGTAATCAATAATACTGCGGCTTATAACAATAATCCAGATATTGTCACTACATATGCAACTGCACAGAACAAAGCAAAGCGTCCAATTATTGAGTTTTATCCTAACTTAAAGTTATTCAACTCAGGTGCTGTTGGTAAGAGTGCAGTAGACTTTATCGATACTAGAACAACTGATGCATTATCGACCGTTGCAAATCAGGAAAACTATTATCCTGATGTTGAAGTATATACTGGTTATACTGCAACTATTGCTTCAGTAACCGGAACTTCTACTACAGTAACTATTGATGAAGATGAAGTAACTGGTACGTTCCAAGTTGGCATGTATATTGCAGACTCTACAAATCTATTACCAAACAACACACAAATTAGTGCTATCACAGGTTCTGGAACAGGCACATTAACATTAACTGTTTCTTGGACTGTATCACAGTTTGTAGGATCAACTGCATCTGCATCTATTATTGGTACTGACACAACTGTAGACAATTATGCATTGTTCCCCGAAGCAAGAATTATTTTCGCCGCAGATCAGGATGCAAATGTAAGAAACAAGATTTACGTTGTCAATTTCTCAACACTTGCACCATCTACAACTCCTGTCATTACATTGACTGTTGCAGAAGATGGTGAATGTGTGCCTGAAAATCAAGTTGCCGTATTAAGAGGATACAACTATGAAGGCGATACTTTCTATTATGATGGTATCGAATGGATTCAAGCACAACAAAAGATTACTGTAAATCAGGCTCCATTGTTTGATATCTATGATGCAAACGGAATCAGTTTTGGTGATACCGATGTATACAGAGGCACTTCATTCGCAGGATGTACATTATTCCAATATGGTATTGGTTCAGGACTTGACGATAGTATCTTGGGATTCCCAGTACGTTACTCATCAATTGATAACGTTGGTGATATTAGTTTTGATATTACATTAAACAATGACACATTTGATTATGTAAGCGGTACTAATCCTATCAATCAAAAAGTTAATACAGGTTATGTATTCAACTATACCTCTGATATAACTTATGTTCGTGAATTGGGCTGGCAAACTGCTATTGCCCCTAGTGTACAATATCAACTATTCAGTTTTGATTACTCAATCGCAAATCCAAACACTGTGTTTACTTGCGATATTGCAATGTTGCCTGAATTAGGAACAGATGAAACTGGTTGGCCACGTATTCAGGTTTATAACAACAATGAATGGGTATCACCAGACGATTACGAAGTTACAATCGGTGACAATACTACTACAGTTAGTGTAAGTTTCTCAAGTGATATCGACACAGTAGTTCAAATTCTATTATTGAGCGACCAAGTAAGTAAATCTGCTTACTATACTATTCCTGTCAACTTGAATAACAACCCATTCAATGCTGACTTGACTACTGCTAATATTGGTGACATTCGTTCACAATATCAGGACATTTATATCAATGCTCCAGGAACAGTAGGACCAATCTTTGGTTCAAACAACTTTAGAGATTTAGGTAATCTTGTACCATATGGTACAAAGATTATTCAGAACAGTGCAAGTCTTGTATTGCCAGGTACATTCTTACGTAAACAAAATCATAACTTGTTTGATGCATTGTTGTTTAACAGTCGTGAATATATCAAGTACAAGCAACTATTAGTTGACACTGTAAATAATATGGATTTTGCACAGCGTTTCACACCTGCGCAAATTCTTGACGATGCATTAGATCAAATGACTGCGGCAAAGAGTCAAATTAATGCATTCTTTTGGTCTGATATGTTGCCAAGTAAGGCTCCATATAGAACTAATACATATACCTTTAACAATGACTTAGATACTGCTATCTATCCATTAACACAAGTATACAACTTTGATAGTGCGAACTACAATGGTGTTCTAGTTTATTTGACTAGAACAGTTGAAGGCATTACTGCACAAAAACAATTATTGTTAAATGTAGATTATACTATCAGCACAGATAGTCCTTCACTAACTGTTACAATTGGCTTATTAGCCGGTGACTTGATTACAATTAAAGAATACAATCAGACATACGGTTCTTATGTTCCTAATACTCCAACTAAGTTGGGTGTATATCCTGCATATCAACCACAAGTTATATTAGATTCTGATTATACACAGCCTACATATTTTATTAAAGGACATGACGGTTCATATACTAAGTTATATGGAGATTACATTCCTGAATCAGATGTGTTGGTTGACTTTAGAGATCAGGCTTTGCTTGAGTTTGAAAAGAGAATTTTCAATAACATCAAGTTAAGCACAAGTGTTCCTATTGAGCGTTATGAAGTTGTACCCGGATTCTTTAGAAACCCTACATATTCATGGAATGAATTCTTAGAGATTTACTCAGAATCATTCTTGAATTGGATTGGTCAGAATCGTATAGACTATAAGACACAATACTATAATAAAAATGATGAGTACACTTATAACTATACCAACGCAGGTAACAAGTTAGATAGAGAACCTATTCAACAAGGTTATTGGAGAGGTGTATACGAGTATTTCTATGATACTACTACACCAAATGAAACTCCTTGGGAGATGCTAGGTTTAGTAAATCAGCCAAGTTGGTGGGTAGAACGTTATGGTCCTGCTCCATATACAAGTGACAACGGAATTCTATGGAGTGATTTAGAAGCAGGTTATATTTGGAACAACGGTAATCCATATACTGTTGAAGAATTAGCACGTCCTGGACTATCACAGATTATTCCAGTTGATAGTGCAGGTAATTTGTTGTCTCCATTAAATTCAATTGTAGGTAACTATAATTCAAATACTTTCCAACGTGATTGGAAAGTAGGCGATGATGGCCCAGTAGAACTATCATATCGCAGAAGTTCAACATATCCATTTGATCTAACTAGAATTTTTGCATTAACTCGTCCTGCTGAATTCTTTAACTTAGCAGTTGACCTAGACAATTACAAATATAGTCCAGAGTTTGGACAATATCTAGTTGACAATCGTAGTCACTTGAACATCAGTAATGTTCAAATTTATGGTAACGGTACTGCAAAGACTTCATATATCAATTGGATTGTTGACTACGAAAAACAGTTGGGTATCGATGCTACAACCAATATTACAGAGTTGTTAGACAACCTAGATGTTCGTTTGATTTATAGACTTGCTGGTTATAGCGATAAGACATTGCTCAAATTCTATGTTGAGAAAGGTACTCCTAACTCACGTAATGCAAGTTTGTTGATTCCAGATGAAAGTTATCAAGTATTGTTATATGATAACCAACCATTCGATAGATTGTCATACTCAGGTGTCATCATTCAGCAACTTGATGGTGCATGGTCAGTATACGGAAACTCACAGAATTTTGCATACTTCACTACACTAGCACCGTTGTATAATGGTAACTATACCAATATTAACGTTGAAGGCTTAAAAGTTAAAGTAACTAACGACTATCAGAATGAAGAAGTATTAGTACCATATGGTACTCGTTTCTATTCTGTACAAGAAGTTGCACAGTTCATTATGAGTTATGGCGCTTGGTTAAAATCTAAGGGAATGATTTTTGATGAAATTCAAAATGGCTTAGAAGTTACATGGCAGCAAATGATCAATGAATTCCTATACTGGACACAAACTGGTTGGGAAATTGGTAGTGTTGTTACACTAAACCCATCTGCCACATTAATGAAGATCGACAAAGATAGTACTATTGTTCAGCCATTAACAGTTCAACAACAGAACTTTATTTTAAATCAAAACTTATACCCAATCTCATTGGACAATTTGTGCGTACAGCGTGATGGCACATTATTCAGCACCCATACATTAAATCAGGGTGATGCTATGAGTTATGCTCAGTTTAATTTGAGCAACTTTGAACACGGTATCGTATTTGATAACGTTACGTTGTTCAATGATATCATTTACAACTTGACCACAGGTCTACGTCAAAATCGTGTTACAGTTCGTGGCACTAAGACCGCAGAGTGGAATGGTACAGTTAAGGCATATGGCTTTATTCTTAACCAAGATAACGTACAAGAATGGTCACGTGATATCAAATATGTTAAGGGACAAATTGTTCAATATAAGAACAAGTATTGGACTGCACTAAAGATTATTGAACCAAGCAATGTTTTCAAAGAACTTGATTGGAAAGAAACAGATTATGATAATATTCAAAAGGGCTTGTTACCAAACTCAAGCACACGTAGTTATGAAAGCACATTATATTATGATGTGAATCAGACTAACCTCGAACAAGATGCTAACCTATTAGGTTACTCATTGATCGGTTATCGTCCACGTGATTATCTAGCACTTGCTGATTTGACAGACGTTACACAAGTTAACGTTTACAAGAACTTGATTAAGAATAAGGGCACACGTAATGCAGTAGAAGCATTCCGTGGTGCTAACCTGCCACAAGGTGGCATCGACTATGAAGTATATGAAAACTGGGCAATCAAGCAGGGTGAATACGGTGGCGTATTAAACGACAACTTTGTTGAGTTCCGTGTCAATCAAAACAATATGACTGGCAACCCAAGTATCGTATCTTTGACAGAAGGTATGCCAACATTAGGTTCAATGCAAGAAGTTCCGTTGTATAGTTTGTTCAACTATGGACGTCCTGTAAGTTCACCTAACGTTTTAAGCACAGTAACTAATATTCCTTCAACTGATTTATATCCAGATGCAGGATATGTAAATTTTGATGATGTTAAAATGGCATCATACTTCTTTGCAGGATTACCAAGAGCAACAGATAAGAATAATCAAATTGTTCCTATTCAAGACTTCTATGTACGTGATTACATGTGGCTCGCTAACTTCAAAGAACGCTGGGATGTTTACTCATGGAAGCCGGCAGGACAGATCATTGAAGTTCGCAATAATTTAAACAATACTGCAACTGTAAGATTTGCTAAGCCACATAACTTAACTAAATTAAAGCCATTGGCAATCATTAACTTTGCACCAAGTGTTGATGGTTATTATATTGTAACTAATGTCGTTAACACACTCGAAGTTATTATCAACTTAATCGTTGTTAATGCTACACAGACTGCATTGCAAGGTAGAGGTATTGGCTTAACATTCGAATCACAAAGAGTGGCAAGTCCTAGCCTAATCGGTGACGTAGATTTACTAGAAGCAGAATTCAGTAAGAATACTGTTTGGGTAGACGAAAACGATGATGGTAATTGGGCCGTATATCGTAAGAATATCAACTATCAGTATCTAAAAGAATTAACTAGAGATCCAAACGGTGATACATTTGGTAGTGCGGTTGCATATACTAGTGACATGGGATATTTGATTGGCGATGCAAATGCAGGCGAAGTATATCGCTATGCATATAATGCACTTACTAGCCAGTATGATCTTGCTGAAACACTAACTGAAGGAACATCATTTGGTTCTACTATTGTTTATGCAAACAATATCTATGTTGTTTCAGAACCAACATCAGGCACACCTAAAGTATACGTTTACACATTAAATGACAGCACGTTATCAGATGATATCGTAGATTATCAAACAATTACTGCTCCTAGTGGAGTAACAAACTGGGGTAGTGAATTGGCATTGTCTAATGATACTAACTGGTTGTATATTTCTGATACTGACAATAATCAAGTATACGTTTATCGCAGAGATCAAATCAGTCTTAACGATGGTTATCTAACATCAGGACAAACATACACTATTACTAGTGTAGGTGATTCTGATTTTACTGCCATTGGCGCAATTGAGAACAAAGTGGGTATCACATTCGTTGCCACAGGCGCCGGTACAGCAGGTGATACCGGTGTTGTAATGCAAGTTACATACAATGAGTCTGCTGTTATTGACGGATCAACATTAGGCTTAGTATCAGGTGACAATTTTGGTAAGTCAATCTCAACTGATAATAATGGTGACGTATTAGTAGTAGGTGCACCAAATAAAGATTACAGTGTTTCAATCACTGATTGGGGTTCAGCATATGCATTCCAAAGAACAGTACAAAATATTGAAGCACAATATAACTCATTACCAAATGAACCACAAATTTTTCAATTGGCATGGAGTCCGGACACAACTGCAACTACAGTTAGTGCGACTAACGCAACTGGTAACTTGATTACACTTGCTAGTGTGTCAGGTATTGCAGTCAATGATCCAATTATCTTTACAGGTAGTGGATTAACCGGTACAGGCATTAATGGCAATACAGTTTATTATGTAGGATCAATTGCAGGAAGTAATATTACTCTTAAAACAACTAGATCAACTACTACTGTAGTATCAGTAAACACAAATGGTTCAGTAACTAACGTAACTGCAACAGCACAAACCACACCGCTGTATGTAACTGTCAACGGTGTATTAGTACAAGATGATAACTATGCTGTTGTTGGCTCAAGTCTATACTACACATCAACATTACGTGCAGGTGATATTGTAAACGTAAGTGGTAACGAATTTAATTTGATTCAAACATTTACTTCAGATTTCACTGATAGAACCAATATTCAATATGGTTACGACTTAGATATTACTGCACAGGGTGCAGACATTCTAATCAGTTCACCATTAGAAATTAACAATGACAACATCGAAGGTGCAGTATATCGTTATACCAACGGCGGTGCAAAATATGGCATCGTAATTGGAACTAACGAATGTAACGTTACTACTAGTCGTAAACTATTAATTAATGGTTACTTAGTATTCTTGTCAGCAGGTAATGCTACACAGGTTGCTAATACTATCAACACTACACAAATTACAAATGTTGAAGCAATTGCTACTGATGATAACAAACTTATTATTCAGGTAATTAACAAAGACCTAACTGTTGTAAATGAAAAGTTAGTAGTAACTGCATTTGACAATAGTACATTAAGTGAATTGGGTCTAGAAATTTACACTAACACTCAAATCATTACTTGCCCACATGAGCAAGGCCCAACAATGTTTGGTGCAACTATTAAGTTTAACGAGTTTGATAGTGTGGTAATTTCTGCACCTACAGGAACACGTTATGCAGGAACTACATTTGATTTCACTGATGACGAAAACTTAGATAATGACACTGTATTTGATAACAATGCCACTCGCTTTGTTGACACATATCAGAATGCAGGCGCAGTCTATATGTTTGACTACTTGAGTAACTATAACGAAAATCTACTCAATCCAGGTAAGTTTGTATACGCACAGTCAGTGAATAGTAAAGATCAAGAATATGGCGCACAGCCTATGTACGGTACTGCACTCGACTTCAATGAAAATCAAGTAGTAATTGGTACACCCGGCTATCAACCAGCAATAGTTGGTGGTGAAGTCATTGTTTATACTAACGCAACAGGTATCCCTGACTGGTCAGTATTCAGACAATCAGCCCCAGTAGTCAACATCGACAAGATTCAAAACACACAATTGTTCAGTGCTGAAACAAATAATACACTGATCAATTTAGATTATATGGATCCATTGCAAGGCAAATTGTTGGGTGCAGTTCGTCAAAATATTGACTATGTAACTAACGCAGACCCTGCAAAATACAACTCAGATTTAGCAGACCAAACAGGTTATGTTTGGAGTGAAGCACACGTTGGACAGATTTGGTTCAATACAAATAATGTAAGATGGTTGAACTATCATCAGGATGATGTAGTATACAATTCAGAACGCTGGGGCCAAGTATTCCCAGGCTCAGACGTTGCGGTATATACATGGGTAGCAAGTTTTGTACCACCAAATGCATATCCTGGTCCCGGCATCCCATACAACATTAGTCTATTCAGCGTAAGTAGCACATTGAATGCTTCTAACGTTGTAGTTCCTGTATATTATTTCTGGGTAAGAAATACTAACCTAGTATCTACACAAAGACAAAAGACATTATCAGATACAATTATTGCAAGTTACATTGCTAACCCACGCAATAGTGGCATTGCATACATGGCTCCACTATTACCAAATACATTTGGTTTGTACAATTCATTAGAGTATATCAATGCTAATGATACTGTATTCCATGTAGGATTTAGTAATGGCACAAGCAGTGATGTATCACACCAAGAATTTGCATTGATCAGAGAAAACTACGCAGACGATTTCTTACCAGGCATTCCACAGTTTGGGTCAACATTAAGACCTGAAGGCTTATATGATAGATTGCTTGACAGTTTAGCAGGTGTAGACGAAGCAGGTTCAGTTGTTCCTAATCCATTCTTACCTAAAGCAGTGCAGAGCGGTATTCTAGCACGCCCAAGACAGAGTTTCTTCTATAATAGATATCTTGGATTGAAGAATTACTTACTATATGCAAACACAGTACTTGCACAGTTCCCAATTGCTGAAACACGCCGCGAAGCAAGTTTCTTATTTGCAACTGGAGAATTCTATAATACTCCTGATTATTGGGAGTATGTAAACTGGTGGGCAACTGGATACGATGATAATACTAAGTCAGCATTGCAGGTAAGTATCTATGCAGACCTTGCGGCATTGAATGTTGCAATCGATACGTTAGTAACAGTTGAACAAAACGGTGATGGTAAGTTTGAAGTATATCGCTATGATGGATCAGGCGTTTGGTCACGTGTTGGTCTAGAAAACGGTACAATCAGATTCAAAGTGTATCTATGGGATTATGCTGAAGCCAAATTAGGATTCAGTGGTGACTTCTTTGATACTACAAGTTACGATTCATATCCAAGTGAAGAAACACGTTATATTATTCGTGCATTGAACGAACAGATTTATGTTGAGGATTTGTTGACATTTAGAAACAAGTCACTCATTCTATTGTTTGAATATATTCAAACTGAGACAACTGAATCTCAGAACTTCTTGCCTTGGTTGAACAAGACTTCACTTGTTGATGTAGCACATAAGATTCGTGAACTACGTCCTATTGAAGTATTCCAAAGTGATAATCAAGACTTCTTAGCAGGATATATTAATGAAGTCAAGCCATATCACGTTGTTGTTAAAGAATTCTTATTCAAATATACTGGTCAAGAAGTGTTTGAGGGCGCCATCACTGACTTTGATTTGCCTGCACAATACAATACACAGTATCAAAAGTATATTACTCCTGAGTTGGTATACACAGAGCCAACTAATGAATATCAATATGGGCCTAATGATGCGATTTGGTCTGATCCACAATATCAACAATGGTTTGCTAATAAAGGTGTATCAATCACTGGTCAGCCAAACTATGAGATTACTGTGTTAACATCATACTTGAATTTAAGTTCAAGTTTCATTCTTGTTGATAACGCACAGGGTTTCCCAATCAATGGCGTAATTCGTATTGGTGATGAAGAGATTGGATATTCACAAGTAGATCGTGCATTGAATTTGGTTAGTGGATTAATCAGAGGCGTAAACGGCACACCTATCGTAGATCACATTCCTGGCGAGAAGATTTATATTGACTTACCTGCTGTTCTATTGTTGAACGGTGGTAGAGGATATACTGAACCTCCTAAGGTAACTGCTTATATTGATCCAGTACTATATCCTGAACCAACAAGACCTGCTGTACTTGAAGCAGTGATGAGTTTGGATAGCGTATTGCAGATCAATGTAATTGATCCAGGTCAGGGTTATGCAGTTCTTCCTGAAATTAGAATTGATCCAGCACTACAGATTTTCTTTGCTGATACTGCGGTTAATTCAACATTACATACAATTAATGTTTATGCACCTAATATTAGAACAGGTGATCTTGTTCAATATAAAGACGCAGAAAATGGCGCTAGCGTAGGTAAGTTGATTAACAATCAATGGTATTATGTAAACGTACTTGAAAACAATCCAAGCACAATCGTTGCATTGTATGGTAGTTACAGCGATGCAGTAAGTGATAAAGATCGTATTCAAATTTATGCAAATGGTACAGCCGACACATTCTCATTGAATGAGGGTGCAAGAGCAAGTGCTATCACTACCGCAAGTCCTGTAAGAGAAAACAACATTACACTACGTTTTGATAGAACATCTTATCGTTCACAGGTTCAAGATTGGACTGCAGGTGCGTATTATGGTTCATTCTTTGCGGGCAGTTACAATAACAGCGAAAGCGTAGCAAGTAGTTCAATTCAATTGGAAAGCACACAGCCTCCGATCGATAGCATTTTGGCAAGTGCGCAAGGTGTTGCATTCGAAATTGTAGAAGTGGATAACAATCAAGATGTTAATTGGTCTACTTTTGAACGTACAGTTGCCGCAACAGTTGCCGCAAATGATGCAGTAAGATTAAGTTATGATAGTACTGAGCCTAATGCAAGTGGATCAACTATTGGTTTCACTGTTGGAATGCCAGTTAAGTTTATTGGTTCAACAATTGGTGGTATCACTGAAGGTGTAACATACTATGTTGCTGAAGTAATTAATGATTCTGACTTTTCTATCAAAGATGAAAACGGCACAATTATTGCATTAACTGATGCAACTGCAACTGCACAAGGCTTATCATGCTTTGTAGCATCTGTGATTAATACCGCAGTATTGACTGTAAATTATCCAGGTATCTTATCTGTTACAGCAACTACAGCAGGAACCAATGCATTAACTATTCCTATCAGTGCTATTGGTACAGGCGGCACACATGGATTCTACATGAATCTACCTGTATTCTTTAGTTATGGTGCTTTTGGTGGCGTAACAGAAAATCTAACATATTACATTAGAACAGTTATTGATGATGAAACATTCACAATCAGTGAAAACAACGATCCAATCACTACTACAGTAGCGTCGGCATCAAGTTCAACTGATATTATTACTGTTAACTCTACTGAAAACTTCTCAGTAAACGATCCTATCATTTTCAACACAATGGTAGTTGCAGGCGTATCTCAAAATACATTTGGTAACATCGTTGCTGGTACAACTTATTATGTAAATGAAATTGTAAGTGACACACAACTTAAGATTTCAACATTAATTAATGGTTCAGTCTTTGATCCAGGTACAGTAGCGGCTGCAAGTAATACTAGTGCATTGTTAACTAACCAAATCGACACTGTTACATTAACTACTGCTACGGGTGAAATGACAATGAACGTTTCATTGCCAGTAAGTCCTGGTCAGATTAATGGTCAGTTGTTCACATTGTATGAAACATCAGTGCAATATCCTGACATTACATCAGGAACAATTACTAACCTTATCGAACGCACAATTAACGCAACAATTGCAACAGTAGATAGAGTTGCTATTTCTCAATCAGAGGGTGGCACAGACAATTTCTACGAGAATATGCCATTGCGTGTTAATACTGCAATTGGTGGATTGGCTACAGCAACAAATTACTATATCATTGAATATAGTGGTATGGAAGATCCATTAAATCCAGGTGAATATCTACCTAACATTCAAGTTGAAGTAACTAATACAAGTGCAAGTACAGACGAGTTAACTTGTGATACTACTGAATCATTATATGTTGAGATGCCAATTGTATTCTCAGGCGTAGCATTGGGCGGCATCGTAATTGGTCAAGAATATTTCATTGAATCAATTACAAGTGCAACAACATTCAAGATTTCAGAAACAGCCGGCGGAAGTGCTAAAGACTTAACAGCCGCAAACGGCATTATGGTAGGTACAGGAGACCCATATATTAAGGTTTCAACAAGTATTGGTGGAAGTTCGGTAACACTATCTTCAAGTACTAGTGGATCAAGCCTAACACAGTTTACTACAGGTATCCCAGCGTTTGATATTT